GGCAATTTTTGATACCAAAAACAACTCGGTTTGCCATTCAAATCACCCCAATCATATATGTCTTTTGGAAAAGTTCCTCGGTTTGGATCCAAGTTTCGATGGTTTCATAGGTAATCCCATTGCTGTCCAATACCGCTTCCAAAGCGGCTTCGGCGGCAAGATCCTTTTTATCGGTATAAAGCTCAATGGCAATATTGTGGATTTTCTTGTGTATAAGATTGTCCGCAAAAAAAATTCGCCGACTCCTCCACCCGGTAAGTGATAAATGGCGGCGACGGCGCATTTTCGGCGGTGAAGTGCGAGTAAGCGACAGGATATCCGGTACTTTTTAAGAGGTCATAAAGCTCGGCAAGCGTCAACCGCGGATCACCCTCTCAACCGCCTCGGTATATTCCTTGATGGCTTCCTCCTCCACCAGACGGATATGCGGGATTCCCGGAACTCGACCTCCTCCGCGCTTGGCATGTCCATGTTCAAGGAGGTGGGTCAATTGATAATGCGTCGCATTATGAACCACCCAAGCGCTTCCCACCTTCCGGGCCCGCCAGCCGCTGGCATATTGGCCGGTCCGCTTCGGGCTTGTCTTTTTAGTTTTTGACTGCGTTTTTGGCGGTTTTCTCCTTGGCTTCTTCCGTTCCCTCGATCACTTCAGCAGTATACTCCCGAAGAAGCCGCGCAATCTCGCCGGATAGATCAGTCACTTTAATTGCCATCTCCGGCCACCCTCTCGCAAATGATGCGGGTTTTTTCACCGCGGGTTTCGGTGCGGATGATGCGGTATTTGATGCCGGAATGGATCAGTTTCGATTCGCCGGCATATTCAAAGGAGTAAATCTCAAACATCTTTGACGGCTTTAAACCGGCTAGGGAAGCATTATAAAACTCGGCTTGATTCATTGCCATCTCATTGGCAAAAACTTGGCGCGGCATTTCAGTTTCAATCCGGTTGCCGATCTCGTCTTCTATAACCTCAACCGACAGCAGTTCAATAACCGTATGATGTCTCATGGCGATTCACTGCCGGTATATTCCTCCGACAAAGTGAGGTGCATTTTCAGGAGATCATATGACTTTTGAAAGCGCTCGGCTTCCGGATTGTCGTAGCCGAAATGAGCTTTACAGTAGGTGATGGTGGCCCGTTTGATTAACGGGTCATTGTCATCCTCTGCTTTTTCCCGTTTGACTCCGGCTAAAATGAGATCAGCCCGCGCCGCGTCAATCAAATCTTGGACTTCAGAATCAAAGGCGCTGCTGGTAATCCGCAGCGCCAATTTTGCATCGTCCAGCAGCGCCATTTGATTTCACCTCATCAGGACGATTCTTTCTTAATGCGGAGGAAACCATTTTTGGCCGTGACGTTCCCGCCGACAAAGATACTGCCTTTGTGCGCAATCATTCCTTGTTTAAATTTATAGTCGGTAGACCGCATGATTTCGGCATCGGAGAAAATGGCCAGAGTATAATTGGACAGCGGCCCATAAGCCATGCAGTAGGCATCGGCGGGAGTATTCGGATCAGAAAGCGCCGCGCAAGCGCTATTAATGATAAAAGGCACCCCATTGATAGTGCCAGTATTGCCGCGGTTTTCGATTTCATAGACTTTTTGACCGTCGGCAGTCCGAAGCATGGCGAAAGCTTTAAGGTCCTTTTTGTTCAAAATCAGCACCGCATCATCTTCAACGTCTTCATCGCCGCCAAACGAGTAAATGATCTCGTCGAGGGTATCCTCATTGATTGCCGAAAGGGTCAAATCGGTTTCGGGATCGATTGCGGTTGCGGCGGAAGAAAAGATTCCTACCAAATGGTTTGTCGAGCCATCACCGACGAGGATTTCCCGAGTAATTTTCTTGCGGAGCGCAACCGAAATCCCTTCCATGACAGCTGCATCATAATCAGCGGCAGGAAGCTTCAGCACTTCCTCCGTATCTTCGGCATATGCTGTGATTTTAGCCTTATTGATTGCTGCATAATTGAAAATAGGCTCCGCGTCCGCATAGTCGGCGCCTTCAGCCGTGTAGTCACCTTCACCATATCCGGCCAAGTAAGGCTGACGGAAGGATTCACCACCGATAAGCGTCCTATGGCGCACTCGGTCAATCAGACTAGAAACCTCATTAAATGTCGGCTGGATATCCGTCGCGTCATGCCGCGGCATGATGATATTCGAGCTACCAACCGTTACCGAACGGTTTTCCTTAAGCGCCTGCCCGCGCTCTTCGCGAACGCGGCGCCCCTCTTTTTTCGGATCTTCTTTGAGCGGGTTTTCTGCTCCTGGCATTTGGCGCTCTTCTTCTTCGATCTCAGCAGCCGCGCGGATCCCTTCCAAAAGGGTTTTCCGGCGCTCGATTTGCTCTTTTTCCTTGTCCAGTTCGCGAAGCTCTTCTTCCAAAGCATCCAGATCTACTTCTTGATCACTTTCAAGCAGTTCGCGGATTTCCTTTTTGCGCAGTTCAATTTCTTTCAATCGGTTCATTTTCATCATGATCATCTCCTTTTTTTCATAATCAGAGAAATGTTTTCAGAAGTAGCTTGCGCCGTCTCAATTCCTTAGCGGCCTCCGCCGCTTGGCGCTCGGCCTCCGCCTGCGCCGCAAAGTATGATCTGGCGCTGATGTATGTTGAATCATAAGCAGGGATGACTACCGCGGATACATCCCAGATTCTCTCGAATCGCTTAATAACTCTGGTGCGGGATTCCTTGTCATAGGAATCCTCATCGACAGTAAAAGCAAAACTCATCTTATCGACGTCTCCACGTCGAATAAGCTCATACAAATCCCTGCCCGCGGTTGTGTTCGCCAGACGGGCACGGACGAGTAAACCCTGATCATCGGGAATTAACTCCAGAGTTTTGTTGCGCGTCCGCGCCATGATCATCAGATGATCAGAGTGATTATATTTAAAAGGCACATCCCGCAAATCGGCCCCATCCAGGGCCCCGCGCTGGATGACCTCATAATATTTGACGCCATCAATTTCATACATAACTGTTGGGCTATCATAGACGATTGCCCGGCCCTCAACAATCATTTCCTCCTGATCACCAACTGCTCGGATTTCCATGTGCCGATATTCTCGCTTTACCTTGGCAGTCATCTTCCGCTCATCACCTCCTTCATCGGATCTAAGTATACAAACAGCAGCGCTGCTTTTCGTCCGGAAAATCCTCCATCATGGTTTCATTGGACATGCAGCGCTGGATAAACTCCTCTTCTGTTTCGCCTTCACGTGGTTTCGGAATCGGCATCATCTTCACCTTCCGATTTTACTTGCTCTGTCTGCACTTCTGCGGTATCCAACCGCCGAATTGGCACGTCGCCACCTTCAATCGGCGCCATATTCATGGCCGCCCTCCACTCATTCGGAGTCATTGCCCCGCGATCTACCATCTCACGAAGGTTTAATTTGGTTGTCATACTGGCGTATTGAAGACGATTCGACTCAAAGATAATCATATTTCCAAAACCGCGCTCGCGGTCGGTGAATACCTTAGCCGTCAACTCCATCGAAAGTTGAAGCGCAATCGGTTCAATAACTGATTCATAGAAGGCATTCCATTGGTCTTCGGTGTATTGCGATTTGACAATGCTTTCATTCACTCCAAAGTAGGAGTAAACCTTGTCTTTGATCTGCGCCATCTGCTTATCATCGATCATCTTTGGATCGCTATTCAGCGGGATGTAATCCATTTTTGCGTCTGTCGCGGCCACTCCACCATTGTTCGATATGTCCATGTATTCTTTGACAAACTCATCCCGTTGTTTTTTCATGTCCTCTCTCTTGAGCATCGCGGTAAACTTCAGGATCCCCCGGAGGAAAGCAGAGGATTTGACCGCGTTTGCGATTCCTTGATCGGTTGTGGCGATCAATTCCAATGTCGGCGTTAGGGCCTTATCCGATGTTTCGCCAAAGAGGTCATTCCGATAGAAAAACCGCCGCAGATGGGCCAGTTGATCATATGGGAGCACCACCGATTGACCGCCAAGAAAACGGAAACGGACGTTCGGGATTGATTGGCCCGCCGGCGGCTCCAAAAATTCAACCACTGATGCCGGAATTGGATAAAATCCCCGGATCATCTCGCCAGTTTCGTCCCAGTCGATGAAGATGAAAGCATTGTTCTGCAAATAAAGCAGTGTGACCACTTTATAAAGAAAATCATAGGCGCTCATGTAAGGGTTCGGACGAATGGAAAGCATTCTTTCGATGTAGGAATGTGTTTCTTGGATGCCGTCTTCGCTCATTCGAATATGCTTTGCTTTGAGTTTTGCAGCATTCCGCGCTATGGCATCAACCGTGGCCCTGACCACATCACTATCATAGGCATCGCCGTTGAACGGCTTAAATGTCGGATTGAATCCGTTCAGCATCCGTAGTAAAGTTTGCTGCTGCTCGCTGATTCTTTTTTTCCGAAGATCATTTCGAATAGTG